TTTTTAATCTTAACCATATCAACCCTATCTATAAAATTCTCAGATATTTCAGTATTAGTATCTTTTAACTGGATATATATCAACCCAGACTCGTATGAGTATTTTGTGTTTTCTAAAATTACCATAACTAATGTGTTTAAAAAGAAACAGGGCCGAAGCCCTGTCCTTTAATATTAAGCTTCTTCTAAAGCGGTTATTCTAGCATCAATACCAGAATCCAACCATACTTCTAATGCAGCATTTAAATCTGTAGCTTTTGAGCCAGACGATGCATCGTTCTGTACATAGATTTCAGCAGCTAAATCTGTTGATTTAACATATTGATTATCTGGAGATTGATAAGACTTAGCATATTCTATAACCAATTCGTCATATGATTTAGACAGGTCTACTGTTAATTCAGGTTTGATGATTGGCCAAGTTGTACGGAAAGTAATTCCTTTGTATCCAAGAGCAGCTTGTTCACGGTCTCTAACTACGAAAGCATTTCCTTTGCCAGGCTTGCTAGCTGTAGTAGCAACTGTAACTCCAGTTGCTGTATATGCAGAAGATCCAAGTCCACCGGCTGGATTACTAGAATACACAAACACTTTCATCTGAACTTGAGAATAAGGAGTAATTGCTTCTTTTGTAGCGATTCCAGCTTCTGGGCCATCAACAACTTTTGCAGTCAATGTTAATTGGTCTGGAGATGCGCTATAAGATGCGGTAACACGAGCTCCTTTATGAGCATTTATAATGGTCTCGAATGCAGTAGCAAGAGTGTCTACGTTTGTAGAGGTTGCGATATGCTCATAAGTATGAGTAAATTGTCCTGGATGTTCGTAAAGATCTGTATATACAATACGGATAACATAACGATGTCCAACTGTAATTGAAGCGGCGGTAAAGTCAAGTACTGAACTAGCTTCTGTTTTTGCAACATTGGCAGTATATACTTTGCTTGTTAATCCTTTTTTAGTGATTATACCTGTTTTTACGATTGTAGCGTTTACATCGGCTGAACCAACAGCTTTAACATAACCTAATTGGATGTTTTCGTAGTCAGCAGCATCTGCGATTGCAACAGGAGCGCCTGTAGCGGCATTTACCAATACAACGTCACCAACAACTAATGTAGAACCAGCAGCGTTAACTTTCTTTCCAACGAATACTGTATTTGGTTTTTGTAACATAATTTTTGTTTTTTATTTAATTAATATTTAGTCGACTCAGTTTATTAATTAATCGTTTAGTTCTTCTACTTTCTTATTTCAGATTTCCTCGTCGATACTAAACTGAGTTTTTACCCAATTGCTTGGGTCTCTGCTGAATAGGTTTGATACCTTGAATCAGCAATATTTTCTATAGCCGCCTTAGTGGCCATTGAAATAATCTCATCCCATGCGTGATCTGGAACAGATATTAGCTGGTAAGTATTCTTGTCATTGACTTGAGAATGCCAATCAACCTCTACTGGGCTTGAGATGTAATTTATAACATACTTATCTATAGAGTAATTCCCATCTGTAAATAAGTATATCTTGCTATTCATGTAGACACGTATTGGTCTAGCATATGAATGGTTTAATTTGTGTTCGGATAAACTATTATTTAGAGTAGAATCTAAGTTTTCTATGGTTCTTTCAAACACATCAACCTTTCTAGGTATTGCTACATTCAAACTGGTTTTAGGCCATTCTGAATCAGTTGACGTTATATAAGCAGATTCTCCAACTCCAATCCAATAGTCAGACGGATAGTCTGCTATGTATTGATTGCCAGATACAGTCATTGATGCTTTTAATATCTCAGCAGTCTTGACAACCTTTCTGAAGTCATCACTCTTGAGTTGATTTTGCTGAAATGAACCTCCAACAGCACTAACCCCAGAGTATTTCCTTTTATAAAAACGCTTAATAGCTGTGTTTATAAAGTAATCTATCTCTTCAGGAAGAAAAGATGGATATCCAGATACATTAGACTTATCTAACTCTAATTTTATATATAAGTGCAGTTGTGATAATGTCATTATTTACTTTCTAAATCGTTCATAATTGCAAGTTTTAGGTCTTGATTCTTTTTATCATTTAAATGAACAATGGTATCATCCATAGAATTTCCTATAACTTCCGTTCCGTAATAGTATATATTTCTAGAGCGCCTGATTATATTTTTAGATATAGCAGCCTCGATTATATACTCTGTTTCTTTTGTTTTGTTGTCTACCCATTTAGCAAAGAATTTATCAGGTTCTTTCTCTACGAAGTCATAAGTTCTATTCTCTATGAGTTCATTAGATAATCCATCTGATTTAATACCAAGTAGTCGTAAACATTTTCTCATGTCATTGATAGACATTTTATCAAACTCTTTAATAGCCTCTCTTCGTCTACGAGAAGATTTGTTAGCTTCTTGAGCTTCAATTTCTTTATTTATAAGAACCCATGTAGCTCCTGGATTTGAATCGCTAATGCTATTCGCAACCTTGCTATGATTCTTTAAAAACAAATATTGCAATTCATCCCACGGCATTTCAGTGTTAAGGACTAATTCTTTATTTGTTATCTTAACAGCGAACGTATTCCAATATTTACTATATGGAAGTAATGTTCCAGGTGTTAAGTGAAGTGCTGCTTCAAGTCTTTCAGAGTCTTCTTTCTCTAATCCAGTATGTGCATTTCCAGATCTAGATAATAGTGGACTAATATAGTCAAAGCATCCTTTATATTTTGTAACGCCAGCCCATGGGTCTTTGCGTTTGTGTCTAAGTGTTACTATCATTTATATTTTATTTATAAGATTAGTTTTACATAAGATGGCAATATGCCATATTGTAATATGCGGCAGAACCAACCACCGCATATATATTTTATTTATTACTCTGCAATGTCCATGATTAACTCACCGCAAGCGCGTGGGTCACGTACCATGATACCGCATTCACCTAAGAAGTGTACAGAATATCCGTCTTTAGCGTTAGAGCGTAAAGTACTGATAGACTTAGCGTATCCAGCTCCAGGGGTTACAGAACCACCAGTATGCCAGATAGACAACTCACGTTCTTTACGTACAACTTTTACGATGTTGGCTTCACCATCACGGGTTCCAAAATCTAAGAAAGTGAAACGATAAGACTCAAGTGGTTTACCAGTAACTGGATGTAACTTACGGTTGTGGATAATATCGTCATACAAAGGCATATGGCGAACTGTAAGCTCAATACCATTAGTCATTCTGTATGTGGTAAATTGACCACCAAGGATTAACTGTTGTCCAGCGCCTGTAATGAATTTAGAGTCAACAACTGTATAAGCTGCAACTTTTTCTTTCAATACACGGTCGAACTCACGCATACCCATCTCGCCAGTGAAGGCTACGAATTTACGTTCAGAAGCACCCAACATATTATAAGACATATCAAATAAGAAGTCTTCAAGTAAGTCTGCGCTCAACTGAGTATAGTAACGACGGTTAGCAGGAGCAATCTGTTGTAACAATCCGGCGCCAATATAAACTGGACGTCCGTTTGTACCCATAAGGTCTGTAGTACCATCTGAATTAGCATTGTATTTAGAATATACTAATTGACGTTCCATACGTTTGTTCCACTCACGCATGGCTTTCCATTCCCGGAAGTCAGACCACAAGTAAGTAGTTTTTCCTGATTTAGGATCTTTCAAACCAACTGCTAATACAGTGCTGTATGCAGAACCGGTGATGTCATAAGACAAACGGTGAGTAGTCAAGTGGTTTTTCAACTCAATATGAGTATTGTAGTTGATGATATCTGCTTCTTCAGAATACTCTTCGTATGCAGAACCAAGACGAGATACTTGACATCCGGCTTGTAAATATTGATAAGGAACATAAGAATCGGCTTGACCGTCAGCAATAAAGCAAGTGTAAACCCACTCGTTGCCATCCTGATAAGGAGTGCCGGCTACGCGTAATTGATATTCTTTGTCGTCAAGTTCGATTATAGCACCTGGACCAAACCATTTATCTTCAACAGATAGCATGATAGGAGTGTTGCCAAGACCTGCCTTAGAATTTGAATCTACTGCAGCACCATTCCATTTCGCAGAGCGAATTGTTACAGCACGGTCTGAATCGATCATAACTTTCCAACGATATTCGCGTTGGTCGATAGTCATTTTTTTGCCCATACCTCCTGTTAAGAAGTCAAGTACAGAGCTGTACCCCTGATCCATTGCACCAAACACGTAGGATACTACGCCGGCAACTTCATGAGGTTTTGTAAGTAATGCATTGGCTAACATATTCTCATCCACAAGGTCAGAGAACCATTT